TGTGCTGGGGGGAGTCGCAATCCACGACACCCACCTTCAAACCTTTCTGGTAGTGAAGGATACTGGCCACCAGAACTGTGAAGGCAGACTTTCCGACTCCTCCTTTCTGGCTGGCAAAGGCAATTAATAACGGTTCTTTTTTCATACGCTTTCTTTATATAATCAGATAAAAATATAATGCTGTAAAACTGTAATGCTTATAATTGTATATCGTTCTACACTGCAAAAGAAAGGAATGCCGGGAAAAGATGAAATACCCTGTCACGGATAGTCATGGATAGTCAGGAATTGACAGGAGGAAATGCCGTCAGGCAGACAGGAAAGGTTGCAATGAAAAAAGAAAAATCCCTGCCTCATCTTTGAAGCAGGGACTAATAATAAAGGAGCGATACCGGTTACCGGACGTAACCGGCGGCTTGCAAGTCCGTCAGGAAATGTTCAGGGGTATCGGTGGCAACTGACACGCCATGCAGCTCCCCGTAACGCCGGGCAAAGTTCTCCATATACTCCTGATCCGTGCAATCATAGTCGAACCGGCTCCCCTCACGGAGCAGCCGGACGAACTCTTCCGGGCTGGCGGCGGTTATCTGACCGCCATCCAGCAAATGATAAGTCTGTATCATACCGCTAACTTTTTAGTTCTAAGTTTAAAAAATAATTTCTGTTTCCCGTCCAGGAAGGGTAACCCCTCCAGTGTCATCCGGCTGGGAAGGCTGGATCTTTTCGCAAAGGTAATCAATCCGTTCAAGAACCGGATCCAATTCTCCATCTTTGTGAAATTAGTCGTACCGGAATGCTGGCGGAACTCAACGGTCCGATGCCTGGAATAAGCCTCAAAATTGACCTTGTGGTACCGGTCATTATTAAAGACCTCCCGCAGGCCGTCTATCGTCCTTACCGATTTGATTCTCTCGTCGGAAACACCGGAGAGGGTTTTGCAGTAGGTATTGTTCCGGCGTGTCCTTGGCATAAAGGCATCAATCAGGTGTTCGAGATGCTTGTAGGTCAAAGCCAGATTCTTCCAGGTGTCCAGATTGAAACTAGCCGCATCCATATGGACATGGAACCCGCAACTGTCATTCACTTTTGCATTACAGATGTCAAGCACCCAGCATACCGTTTCCAGCTCTTTCAGGCCATTCTCACCCACCAGTATCGGGCTGACCAGCTCGAAAGTATTATTTCCCTGCAGGCTGCTGTCCGTCACCAGCTTCCAATGATCCCTGGTCGTGTGATTATAACCCTCAACGGCAACATGGATGCCGGCCTCCCTCAATTCGCGTGCCAGTCTTTCCATATTACAGTTATAGGCTTCAATCTCAATACCGAACTTGTGGGTGAAGGTGTAATCCATCAGGGTGGTTGCTGCCCTGTTCAGCAAGACTCCACCTTCTCTTTCAAGCATTTTCTTCTCAACATTATATACAAAACCATAGTTGCCACGTGTCACCAAATCGGCAATTTCCCTGCGCATCAGGCCCAGACGGAGCAGCTGCTCAATCTTGCTCGTCTTGGTGGTACTCTGTTCTAAGATATTTCTAACTTGTTCGTTCATAGCTTTTTATCCTTTATTATTATACCACTAAGGTAGCATAATAAACCCACATATCATAGTATTAGAATCCTTATTGTCAGACTGTTAGCTTAGTTTAGCTAAGGCTAAATACCCTTATTTTATGTATCCGATTATAACATTGCAGCAATCTACAAGGACAGCAATACAGCAATCTACAGTTCAGGGAACCTGTCTTTTTTCTCATCGTTTCCCCGGTTAGGGAGATTAGATAATTATGCTTATTTTTGTGCTGCGAAAACTTAACCGATAACGAATAGATTATGATGAAATACCTGATTGTGTCCGACATACATGGCTCGTTACCGGCACTGGAACAAGTGCTGGCATTTTATCGGGAGCAACAATGCGGAATGCTTTGTATTTTGGGAGATATCCTGAATTATGGTCCCCGGAACGGGATACCTCAAGGACTTGACCCGAAAGGGATCGCAGAACGTCTCAATGCGATGGCCGGTGAGATTGTCGCCATCCGTGGAAACTGTGATTCGGAGGTGGACCAGATGCTGCTGGACTTTCCCATCCTGTCCGATTACACCCTGTTGGTGGATAATGGAAAACGTTTCTTTCTCACCCACGGACATATCTACAATGAGGACAGACTGCCGAAGGGAAGGTTCGATTGTCTTTTTTATGGTCACACCCACCGGTGGAAACTTGAACGGAAAGAGCATACAGTGGTCTGCAATACCGGCTCCATCACTTTCCCGAAGGATGGGAACATGCCTACATTCGCTATTTACTGTGACGGTACGGTATCCGTTCATCGGCTGGACGGCAGCAGGCTCAAGGAACTTTCTCTCTGATGGGGAATGTATAATAATAGCCTTTTATAATTGTAGCTTTTTATAAATGTAGTCTTTTATAATTGTTTACCCATTATCTGAATATCCAAATATCAGAATATAGCAATATTCAAATACCCAATTATCCCAATATCCAAAACGCCAATTATTCAGTTGTCACTGTGTAACATTCCAAGAGACTACAGATATAATAGTATTCGGATTATCCGATTATCAAAATATTCAGTTCTCTGAATATTCAATTATCACGAAAAAGAAGCTATCTGATGTGTCGGATAATCGTAGAATGCTCTACTATTACAGGAAGCACAGCCTATTCCGCCTCCGGAATATTGGTAAAAAACGCCAACTTTCCTGAAGAAGCAGACCGAAATCGGAAGAGGTTGCCATCGGGAGGGAGGCACCAGTCGGGGCAATCTACAGTTCTACTTAAAAACGTTGTCCCCGTAGAGGGGACAGCAAGTTGTGTTTTCGTTTAACGAAAACCGGACGGTTTAACGGCATATTCCGCCGCCAAACCGTTCCTCAGAATATAGCTCCAGAGTCGCAAATTCAGCCAGAAAGAAACTGCATGTTGCAAGAGTTATTTATTGATATCTTCCTTTAAAGACTTGATTCTTTTATTATTAATCATTCTTCCCGGCTTGATTGAACTAAAAATAAAAAATAACTGTTACCCCAATTCCAATTGCAATGAATTTGGTTTTGGCATTTATCATCTTTAGTAGCTGTAATACATCCTTCTAAACTCTTCCCCTTGGTCTTGTTGGTCTGGTAACATGTTTGGATGGTCCCTACCAGAACTTATAGTTAAAGTAAAAACGGAATTGTTTTTTGTAATATCCCTTACAAAAAATAGGAAGTCCCAAATTAGATTCTGAATAATTAATTTTAAAGGCATTCTTTATGTCATCTAAAGAATTAAAAAATAGATTGCCATCTCCTTTTGTATCATCAGAAATAAGATATAATGTGATAATTGATTTTTGTAATATTTCTGTGTCTTTAGGGGAAAAACTTTGAAGACTTGACTATATCCTGTATTTTACAGGAAAGTATAAATTTGGACTGTGAACTAGAAATAAATTAGGGGATCTTTTTATTGGGGAGAACGTATGAACTGGTATATATTGGTATTGATAATTGACGTACCAGCTGTGCATCTGTCCATTTTCTATCTCGGTAGCGATATACAAGGTTGGAAGATGAATACAGAAGGGGTTGCACAAATGAGAAGAATTTAGTGGCTATACTGTTTTCGCTGTGCTGTATGCTGGCGGGAAGGATACTCCTTTTGGGAAAGTAGAAAGATAAAAGGCAGTCGGGCACTAGAGATAAAAAGTGAGAGGAGCTCCATAGAACGGAAGCTCTCCTCTTTTATTTTTTTATTTTGTACTAAGTTATAAGATTCCGGCTTGTCACAAGCAAGAATAATATAAGCAGATTCCTGTTTCACAACAGATATCTATGCCGCAAAGATACATGAAATATATATTAACACAATGATTTAACGGGTTTTGTTGGGGAAGCTGTCTGTGACGGGGGAATGGACGCTAAGGTGCTTGACATACTGGAGAACTGCTTCGAGTGGAACAGGGACAGGAAACTGATACGGAAAATAAGGAAAGAGGTGGAGGACTTCGAGCGTTGGACGGAAATGAAGGCGGCAGAAATGCTGCGTGCCAAGAGGCAGCAAAAATAAATCTCATTTATATCATATTATGCAATATACAAAGCTGATAAAATATTCAAAAAAAAATATTTTATCAGCTTTCAAATAATGAATTACTACATAACCTACATTAAGAAGTGCATTAGTATATAGAAAGTAGTGAATATACACTAGTTACGATAAGCCGAGTTTTTTTTACTAAAGATGGTGGCGAAGATTCTTGTTTCATTACTTCTCTGTCATCGAAATATGAAGTTAAAAACATAATTGTCAAAATCAACAAACGTGTATACTGTTTTATAATTAATATAATTAAGGTTAATACTGAATACGTTAAAAGTCAAAAGTGCCATGTTTATAAGAGGACCGGGAAGGTTTATAATAATCCTCACCCGGGGTCTGGGGTTGTATAAAATCTTGTCTGAATATTTCTGTAGGATTATCTGTAATTAAATCTGCATCATGGGTATATATGTTAAAATAGCACTCTGGATCTGTTTTTTGGTTATATGGTCCTTCTCCCACAAAAGAAAATTTGTAAAAACCAATTTTTTCTCCGTCTTTTCTGACTGTAAGGAACCAGACATTACCACTACTTATCGTTTTAAATCTCAATCCGTTTAATGATGAATAAGTTTCCTCTATAAACTGGCCATTCAAATATGTCTGTTTTTTACAAGTAAAAGGTGACTCAAATCTACCACCTTCAGCTGGTAGAATAAAAGGATTCTGTTCCGAATGGATTTTATACACAAATGTCAACTTTCCTTTATCTATAATTAGTGGAATTTTTTCTACTTTTATGCCATTAATAGTAGAGTAAGAAATCTGTAAATCAGCATTCAAAATTTTATCTTCTTTATTAATATTTGAGGTTATATTTAATACTACCTGATCGCCCTCCACTTTTGTTTCTATATCAGAAAAAAGAGTTTTATCAAATTCTACCGAAACATCCCTGGGAATAATCGGAACCTCTGAACTTAAAACATCATCTATTAATGTTTTTTTTATAATCGTAATCGTAATAATACGTTTCTCTCCAAGACAGCTAAACGGTTTGGATGCGTCCTTACTTGTTAATACTTGATACTCTGTTTTTCTATTGTTTTCCTCTTTTTGACAGGATAACAATGCTAAAGAAATAAACAAAAGAATAAATACCTTTCTCATATTAATGCAAATTAGTTACTATAAATAAAAGTAATATTTAATATTGTTGAAACCTCAACATCTGATACAATCTTCAAGGTCTTTTGTAGAGTTTACAAACTTATTTCCAGCATTATAAGACAATTAAACAACAAACTTTTTGTTTTGAGGGCTTATTTTGACCGTTATCTTTTCTGTCTTATTGGCATGGTTATAAAACATACAGTATAATTCTGGGAAAAGACGTTGAATTTCTTTATAATGCAAAAACTTTTTTCATGATAAAATTAATAATATCATACTACAAAGATAAGACTAAATCGATGTTTTATAGTTATGGAAGAAAATATAAAATCTAACAAAAACATTTATACACATCTTATAATCAGATATTTATTATTGAGATGCTTAATATTATCTAACGTAAGACTAACATTTATATTTTAAGACGTTTTGATGTCGACTTAAATATCCAATATTAGTTTCTAAAATAAATAGTAATATACAGGTATACTATCTCAAACGATTGAATTTTGCTTCCGTTAAATACATATATGTCTCAGTACCAAGAAGGGGTAGTACAGTTGTCGGCAAATACGAATATCCGATCGTTTTTGAGTGCAATAAAGTTTATTGTATCGACTGGCTGTATTTTGTCGGCAATATGAAGGAACTACTTAATTATTTTGAACTGATGGACTAAACGAATGAAAGTATACTTCTGCATCACCTGCCATTATATAGTAAGTCAGGCATGTATCAAAAGGTATAGATTTTGTACTGCCATTTTTTAAGAAGTGGATAGGCCTACTGGGTGAAGGCTTCTTTGATATACGAGGAAAAATGGGTAAAGGCGTACATTATCTTATGGATAAATATACCTCAAAATATATTCCTGAATGAAAGTTGTATATTCTGGAATATATTTTGCTTTTAACAGAAAACAAGTTTCGCAAAGAAAATCTATGAATTGAGACTTCTATTCTCTCACGAGTTGTGAAGCATCCGATAGTACAATGGAAAATATCCCTGATTGCCGAAGAAACGTGATTCTCCCTCATTCATCGCCAAATAAAAACGGGAGAACCGAATGCTCTAGGTATTGCTCATATCCTTTACGTACTCAGGTAGTCCGCCTATGGGTTGGGAAATGCCCGTTTGGCAGGATTTTTTTCCCTTATATAGAACACAACGGGCTCATGAGTGACACATTCTTCGGATGGGTATAGCGGATTCAGATACCCCTTTATAAATATCTTTTCATCTCCTGACAATTGCTGACTATCCATGACTATTCCTGCCATCAGTCCGGTCCAGTTTGGCAGGTATCGTTTTTTCTCTTACATTCGCATCAACGAATATTTAAAATCGATCATATGGAAATATATTACATTGAAGCCGGTATCTTTGACAGGATGCTGGGATGTGTCGAAAGTCTATCGACACGCGTGGACAGGCTGTATGAGAAAAATGCGAATAAAGGGGTTGGTGAGTGACTGGACGGTCAGGATGTCTGCCTGCGCCTTGACATTTCTTCCCGTACCCTGCAGACCCTTCGTGATACCGGACGGTTGGCGTTCACCCAGGTTCAGCGTAAATTTTATTACAAACCGGAAGATGTGGAGAGGCTGATGACTTATGTCGGTATGAGGCGCAAGGAGAAGGCGGTGAGAGACAGAAGAAAAAGCAATAACTTTTAAAAAAGCAAGAAATGGAAGGAATTATCGGTAAGGAGAGTGAGAGTATCCTGCGTTTCTTTATTCTGCTGGAGAATATTCAGGTAAAAATGGATCAGCTAATGGAGGGTAACCGCCCGCCTTTTAACGGTGAACGGTTCCTGACTGACAGGGAGTTGTCCGGGCTGTTGAAAATCAGTCGCAGATGTCTGCAGGATTATCGTGACCAGGGTCGGCTCCCCTATGTCCAACTGGGTGGAAAGGTGCTGTATAAAACGTCGGACATTGAAAAATTATTGGAAGGTAACTATCACAGGGCGCTGATATAATATTGCCCTTTTTAGGCTTTAATGGGATGAGTGTTGGGACTGTCAAGGATTCCGACACTCATCCCATTTTTTATCTGGACATTTTTAGCTCTTAACCCAGTCCGTATCCTTCCGCTTTCTTCTTTTCATGAGCCAATCCATGTCCGAGGATATTTTCTGGTCAGTGACTTGCGCATATACCTGCGTGCTATTGATGTTTGTGTGTCCCATCATCTTGGCGATGCTTTCTATCGGAATACCGGAGGTCATCATTAGAGTTCCGAACGAATGCCTAGCCATATGATAGGATAAATTTTCCTTCATCCCCAGTGCTACACCCAGCCCGTGGACCTCGTACCAGAGGATATCCCGGACCGGTAACGGAAAGACCGGCTTCTCGTTATCCGTGGTGTTGTAAAGTTCTAGTATTTGTTCGGCTACCGGGTGTAACGGGATAAATGCTTCTGCGCCCGTCTTAGCCCGGCGGATGCGGATGTATCTTCTTCCTAGGGAACTCTTTTCAATGTGGCGTGGATGGAGTCTGCGCGTATCCACATAGGCAAGCCCTGTGAAAGAGGAGAATATGAATGTCCTGCGTGCCAGCTCCATCATCGGGTCGGGCATCGGGGTCTCCATTATCAGTTTCAACTCATTGCGCCCGATGTGCTTCAATTTCGGACTGTCCTTCTTCTCGTATGCCACGTCCTCTATCGGATTGGCTCTCAATACTTCCCGGTCCACAGCGATATAGATGAGCCTGTTAAGCCAGCACAGGCAGTGGTTCACATGTCCGTTCCCATGTCCCAGCTCTTTCTTGAGAAAGATTTTGAAGGATTCGGCGAACTCCTCGGTGATGTCTGAAAAGGCGATGTCCCTCATCCCCCTGGATTCGATGAACTGCCTCAGATTGAGCTGGGTTGTCTTTGACTGGCGATAAGTTGAGGTGGAGTTAATCTCGACTGAACGGATTCTAAGCCGTTCCCGTTCTGCCTCTCCGGTCTGCAGCAGGAATTCCGGAATGGAAACGGTATTTGATACGGTAGCTTTGAGTAATTCCGCCGTGACCACTCCCTGGTTCTTCAGCAGGTTCCCGTATGCCTCTTCCAGTCGGCTGCGGAAAGCGGTAAGGCGGTTGTTTTCTTTGTTCATCCTGATTTCTCCTTTGTTACTGTCCCAGTCACTGGGCTTGCAATAGATGCCTGTCGTGACAGCTGACTTCCTGCCGTCGATGCTGATCCGGCAGAGGATGGCTGTCGTTCCGTCCGATTTCACCTTGTTACGGTTGATGTAGAACATGAGTCTGAATGTACTGCGCATGGTAATGACGTTTTTAGGATTAAAGAATTAGTTTGAGATCACGTGTCGCCTCAATGAACCTGTCCATGTCTTCGAACAGTCTCTTCGGGGTTACACGGGCGTAGATTTGGGTGGTCTTTATGTTGGAGTGTCCCAGCATCTTGCTGATGGTCTCGATCGGCACTCCCTCCTCGAGTGTGATCAGAGAAGCGAAGGAATGCCTTGCTGTATGGTAGACAAGGTCCTGGCTGAGTCCTGCCATCAGGCGCAGGGATTTCATATTGGCCCTGAGCGTATGGTAGTCCTGCGGTGGAAAGAGGGTCATGCGGGCATCATCACGGTACTTTTCGATCAGCACGAGGGCTTCCGGCAGCAGCTTGACGCGCCCGAGGTAGTTGGTCTTCTTCCTCCGGTACTTCAGCCAGAGATTGTTTTCTTCATCCGTGAAGAGGTTCTCCCGAGTGATACTTACCACATCAGCATAGGCTGTGCCGGTGTAGCAGGCGAAGAGGAAGAGGTCCCGGGTGATGACATGCGACCTGCGTTTCTCTGGAATCTCCAGATCACGCAGTTTCTCGAAATTCTCCCGGCTGAGTGCTTTCGGTGTACTTTCCTTCTGTTTGGGTAGTTTGAAGTGGCAGAAATGGTATTTCTCCGAATGTCCCTCCTTGTAGGCGATACGGCAGATCTTTTTCAGGATGGCCAGGTAGCCGCGAAGCGTGTCCACGGCATGTCCTTTTTCCATGAGGATGAAATCCTGATAGTCGCGGATGAACTGCTCGTTGAGTTGCCCGAATGCCAGGTCCGAGACCTTGAACTTCGCCTTGATGAATTCGGAAAGCGTGCGGTAGGTGAAGAGGTAGGTCGAGAGTGTGGTGGGCGCACGGTCTACGCCAACACGGGCCTTCATTTCCCCATTGTGTCGGTCGAGAAGCTTGAGCAGGGTCATCTGTATGCCCGCATTACCCTGAAACATGTCCCTGACCGCGGCGGCATCGAAGTCCTTTTTCCTTTCCATGAGGGAATTGAAGGCCGAGTGTACGGCAAGCAGTAGCCTCTCTATTTTTTCATTGGTTTCCACCGCTTTCCGGCTTTTGCCGTTCAGCCGACTCTCACGTGCGTTCCATAGCTCAGGGGTACAGGATAGCTTGCAGCTGAACTGCGCCATCGTGCGGTTGAGGGTGATCCGTCCCATGATCGGGGCTTTGCCGTTCTTGTCCGGCTCGCTCTTTTTCAGGTAGAGCAGTACCTTAAATTTTTCCACTTTCATAACGCTCTTTTTTAGGTTGTAAAAATACTCCTTTGAAAAGCGCCCTTTGGCATGCAAAATATTGATGAACAGTGAATACAAATCCGCTTTGTTCTTATCGATAAAAATCGGTTACCTGTCGTCGTTTCAGAAACAGGCGGCTAACAGCCTGGTAACTGAAACGCTGCAATATTTTGTTTTCTTTTGCAGGCCAGCCTATTCTGCAATTCTCGTAAAGTGCTTAATTATAAACGTTTTACGTTTTATACTCGCCATTCCGTTTTTTACTGCATTTCTAAATATTACTTATTGGGCGCGCCATACATGGGCTACAATAGCGCATAAAATAGGAATATCGAAAGATGTAATATCTTTAGCTTTGGGGCATGAGTTCGGATGCAAAACAACCGGAATTTATATAGATTACGATTTAGAGCAAATAGATAAAGCGAATAGAAAAGTAATAGACTATATTAATTCGTTATCGCTTTAACCAGGTTAAACACTTATAGCCCCACAATCAGCACTGTTGCGGGGCTTTCTCGTATTACTTCTTTAAGAAGTTTTTATAAATACAAAGAATATCCTCTATTTCTGAATTGGATAAATCATCCCTCTGAAAAGGAGCGGGTAACATATTTTTCAAAACTCGAATACCTTTAATTTTCCCTAATACTTCATTTGCTCCTTTCTTGGTTCCACTATGTAAATAGATCGCATCTGGAAATATCCCTAAAAATGCACCTATCCGATGCGAGGTATCATATATGCAAAGCTCTCCTATATTGTCTACCTTACAATCTTGTATTATTTTAAATAGCTCATAAAAACTACGAACTTCTTTAATTTCATCTTTCATTAAAAGAATTCTATCGCAAAACTTCGATAAATGAACGGTATTAATACGTCGCTGATGGCTATGTTTATGCCCTCTCGTATCTCTAGCGTTAGCCGCCAATCTTATCGCATCATCTATCGTTGTAGATTTTTCCGTATCATTTAAAACAGAATCACAAGAGACGTGTTTTTTATAATGATTAATAATAACGATATATTTATCATCCCTACTCATGGAGTCGGTTATAAATAAATCATCGAAATAATCAGAATACTTACAGCATCTTCCTTTAGGTTTTCTTACAGTAATACATGCCATATTCATAAATTTAAAATCTATGCAAAAATACCCACTCCTTGCAAATAAATTAGTTAAACAGGATATGCTTAATAACATACATCCAAAAGCCCCAACGACACTTAGTCTAGGCTCATTCCTTTTGGAGTAAATAACGTATTGTCTCTCACTTTCGGAAATTAACAACTTTTCCCGTAGAGAGATGATATAACAGACATTCACGTCTGCATACAAATTATTTTTCAATTTGAATATTATTCTACCAATTATAAGAGAACATAAAGATTAATGACTCTAGCATTTTACTAGAGCATGAGAATTGCTATTAGGAAATCTATTGTATACTAAATTTAATTTGAAACTAATTATAATGGTTTATCCTCTTTTATTCTATTCTTCGTAATCCAAACCAAATATTCAACACCTAAATTAGTTATATATATATTATTATCTTGCTTAATAATTAACATACTACTATACAAAAAAGACAAATAGTCCCCTAGTTCCCAACTGTTTAATATTTCAGAAAATTGCAGTCTAACTTTACTATAATATTGAGATACATCTTCTTCTGAAATTCCATCAGAAGAATTTAACAACCTCAATAAACGTATCTGGCTGCCGAAAATAGCTATATTAATTTTCTCGAAAGTTAAAAGCAATTGGCTTCCTGCTAAATGCCTTAACAATACTTTAGTAGTTTCCCCTGTTATATCAAATCCTTTTTCTACAAGTTCTTTTTTAATGTTATTTTCTATGTCTGCGATAACTACAGAGTTGCCTATTCTGTCAATTAATTCTTGAACAGTATCATTGTTTACAGGTTGTAAAACATTTGGCTTATCAGAATAATAATCTCCAAAAATATTTGTGCTTTGTTGTTTTTGAGTTTGCGTATTTGTTATTGATATTATATGAGAAATTAATTCGGTATTCCTCTGCTCCAATTTTTTATTCTCCTTTTCTTTATTTTTTATTTCTCTTTTAATTGATACAATTTGACCGATTGAGAAATTGTCAAATGATTCTGCAAGAACAAGAATTAGTAATATAGATAATAGAAAAAATATCCCATTCTTAAATTCTCCATATGGTTCAACACAAAAAAAATTAAAAAAAATCATACTAGCAATACCTAAACAAAAAAGTATGATTAAAATTCGTACAAACCAGTTTTTGGGATTGTTTTCCATATTTTCCATTGTATTATATTAGCTATAGATTTTATATAAAATAAGTAACTAGAATTGAACACAGGTTACAATTTTACCACAAAAGTAATTATTTATTCAAAAAAAACAATAGCTGTTAAAAAAAAGATGAATTTAAACTTAGAACTCACAACTAAATAATATGCCTCATATCAAAAAATTAAAGACCTTTTACCTGTTCGTTAACAAGTAATCTTCTACTTCTTTTTCAAACGATAAGTCAACCATCCAATCACACAAGCAATAACCAGCACGAATGCCCATCCGCCTAGCTCCATCTTTAAACTTTGCCATCTGTTCAACTTCTTTTCGACCGGATAAGGCACACGAATAGAATCGTTTTTAAGAATAGTATCGGTGCGATTCGTTGTTAAGTAGCGATACAGATACTTATATCTATACTGATAGACTGTATCACCCTTTACGAGCGTATAAATACTATCACGCTGATAGATACTATCAATCCGGATGCTATCGCGCGTTTTGTATTCAGTGCGAACGGATTCAACCGGGATATATTGGGTTCGGCAAGACGTAAAACACGCCGCTAATATTAACAGTATAATAATATAAACTAGCCGTTTCATGGTCGAACTACTGTATTACGCAAGAAATTAGGGAACTCGGAGCGTACATCAAAACAGGGGCACGCCTTTATATATTCTTTCGGCTCTACCTCTCCGCTTCCGTCCAGATCGGGCGAAGTATCACGATGTCCGAGAACCTCGATTATCTCATATTCTTTGCAGAGTTTAGCAACCAACTCGCGCAAAGCCGCTCTTTGGGCGATCGTTCTTGTGTCTGCAGGCTTTCCGTTTGCATCCAAACCACCTATGTAGCAAATACCAACACTATGTTTATTATACGAAGATTCGCTAAAACCCTTCGTATTACAATGCGCTCCGTCAACCGCTAAAGATCTCCCTTTTTCTACCGTCCCATCAATCCGGATAACATAGTTATATCCGATCTGGTTAAATCCGCGTGCCCGGTGTATACGATCAATGTCTTTTGCGGTCAAATTCTGCCCGGCGCGCGTAGCCGAACAATGGATGATAAGCGAATCTATTTTATTCATTGCTTTCTTCTTTATTTTGATTATTAATTGTAATTGGTCTACGCGGCGGAGTTCTCCGGCTGCACTCGCTGTCTGGTCTATCACATCGGTTGTGTTCCGCATCCTTAAAAGCTAATTCAAGCTCGTAGTATTTACGCATCCAATTTTGCGCCTCTGCCTGTGCGGTTCTCCATTCTCGATAAATCGTATCTACTTTCTCATCACGTTGTTTTAATCGTTCGTCGTACCGCTCGATCTGCTTGTTTAGATTGTCAATGATAGAAAGTAAATTTTGAAGTTCCATAGAATCCGCCGTAGCCTTTTCTTTTCTAGCGTTCGTTTTTCGATTCGCTAGAAAAGTAACAGTAAATCGGATCGCCTCTAATCCACCTAACGCACCAATTATTTTTATCCATTCTTCCATATCTTTTATTGTAGGCTTATTTTGTCCGTTTTAGATAGCTCTTATCTGGTAATCAATCCCTCATTTACTTCCTTTAATATATTCTCAAACATAGAAATATGCGGCACTATGTCAATACCAGTAGGAAAGTTCATAGACTTGCTATCACCTTCTAAAGTCATATACCCAGCGTGCACAGTCTGTTCACCTAAATCTGTTTTCGCTTTTTGGATAATACAACACTGCAAACGAGTTATGCCATTTTCATTGTACGAATATGTTGTCTGATATTCATATTCACCCTCTTTTGCAATCGCTTCTACTTGTGTAGTTCTTGTTTTTTCACTCAAAATTTTTGTTACCATAATCTTTTTATTTTTCATTGTCAATACTGTCTAATAGATCAAATACACCTTTTTTGATGCGGGCGAAAAAACGTCCTACTTCCATGTATTTGCGTATAGTTTCCGCCTTTACTGAATCTACTTCCACTTCGCCATGTTTATAAACTTCTTGCGCAAATTCTAATTCGCCCAAGTCGGTAGTGTTATTGTAGATTATATTACCTAACTCTTTGCTGACATCGGAGGTACTTTTATTCCCTTCAAGGTCTGTTACTTCAATGTTTCTAAAATCTATTTTCATAATTCATAATATACTATTATTTAAGAATATACAGATTATTAACGTTATATGGAGAAGATGTTGTTGCAATACCCGCAGTTACAAATGTTCTGAACCCCCATGCCTCAATAGTGTAAGCAAGAGAATTCGGTTGGTTATATATCACCCTCTTGGGATAATCTGAGTTATTAACTACTGTGACTTTTTTATATTCCGCAGAACTACAAATGCGTAAAACATTATTTCCTCTTCCCTTCATTATAACGCAATCTATTGGTTGTCCTGATTGAGGGTATTTGTCTACATTCGTATCCGTACCATATCCATACAAACGAACATTAAAATTCGAATCATAATTAGCAGAAACTTCTATCTTAGTCATTACCCTATGCCCGAATTCTCCTCTACACCAAATATCAGATGCGTAGAACCGCCAAGATCGGCCTTCCACAGAATTGTACCCTTGTTGGTATAAATCACCGCCAACCCAAGTAGTTGCAAAATCTATATTTAAAGAAGACTTAGTATTTGCTGTATCTCCAAAGGTTATTGATCCAGCTTCTTCTCCATTCGAATTATTTGCTGTTAGTTTTTTAAATGATCCAATAGCACCGTCTAATTTCTTTGCTGTTAAATTATCGACATCAATATTTTCAGCCTTAAGAATAGGTTTCCCGGCTGTATTGGTTTTAAATATCGCTATTGCATTCCCCAATGTATCCTGTACACGAAAAGTATCTGCTTTCACCGTAATGCGCTTGTTTGTTATGTCAATTCCAGTTTCAACAATTCGATTTTGCAAGGCAGATGTAACGGAGTTTGCAATAGTTTCAGTTTGGCTCTTTACTGTTAAATTAATCGCTTCGGATGTAATCTTAGCTTCGGCAGAGGAAACACGAGTTCCAAGTGCTGTCAAATCTGTTTGTGAGGCTTTTAATGAAATTTGGGTTGTATGTTGCGATATTGTACTTTCCGCACTACTAACCCGTATACCTAATGTATTAAAGCTTGCTTGTGACACTTTTAGCGCAATACTATCGCTTAGCACCTTAATTCCTGAATCGTATACCGTCTTGGTTACATACTTGCCATCTACATTATCGAGAAGTGCCTTTGCGTCTGTAGCACTTTTTGCCGCATTAGTTGCTGAACTAGCAGCCTCACCCGCTTTAGTTGCAGCGGTTGTTGCAGAATTAGCAGCTTCATTAGCTTTAGTTGTCACCTCTTTAACTTGTAATGTGATACTACTTGCCGTCTGATTGATACTAGATTCTTTTTGGGAAATGGCAGTGAGCTTTGCCGCTGCACTATCTGCTGATTTTTTCGCATTTGTCGCGGAAGTAGAAGCTTCCCCCGCTTTAGTGCTAGCAGTAGAAGCACTATTTTTCGCATTAGTTGCAGAGGTAGATGCTTCCCCTGCTCTGGTTGAAGCCGTTCCAGCACTTGTAGATGCTTCTGCCGCCTTAGTCGAAGCGGTTGTAGCGGCGATATTCGCTTCTACTACTTTCTTCGTGACTTCCGTAACCTGCAATGTTATGTTTCCGGCGGTCTGGGCGATAGAGCTTTCTTTCAAAGTCACATCTTCGAGGACTTTCGCCGCATTATCTGCAGATTGTTTTGCATTAGCTGCCGAATTTGCAGCCTCACCCGCTTTACCGGATGCAGTTCCAGCAGAACCGGATGCAGACGTAGCGGAGTTTTTCGCATTTGTAGCGGCAGTATTCGCCTCGGTTACCTTTTTATTAACTTCGGTTACTTTTGTAGAAATTTCTCCGGCTGTTTGAGTTACAGAACTTTCTTTTAATGTTACTTCCTCCAATATCTTCCCGGCATTAGTCGCTGCTCCTTGTGCATCCGTGGCACTTTTAGACGCGTTATTTGCAGAAACTCCGGCGGATATAGCCGAACTAGAAGCGTTCGTTTCGCTCTGTTTCGCGTTCGATACAGCAATATTAACTTCTTTAATCTTAGAAGAAATTTGTCCTTCACGAATTTCAAAGTTCGTCTCTACATCGGTTATTCTCCCATTTAGATCGTTTTTAACATCGTCGATTACTTCTTCTATTTTCTTTCCAGAATGAAGTACAAATGTACCTTTTAAATAAACATTAGTACCATACAAACCAGAGCCAATCAATACACCAAATACTGCATCAGTAATACCGTTAAGATTTCCGGTACGTGTAATCAACCGACCTACAAGAGAATAGGAATTAATTCCGTCGTAATCATCCCGATAAGGTGCAAAATCACCAACAGCACAATCTATTTGTGCTTTTTGTCTGGTTATGTTCGTTCTGTTCCCTAATACTGCGACATCATCTCCTACTTCGGGCGCTCCGCTTCCCTGCTCGCAGTCAGTTTTAGATAGATTAAAATAGCCTGCTCCGGCGGAAGTAACTAAACGCCAATAACGTTTGGTAGAAGTTCCTGTAAATGACTGGCATATTATCTGATCATCCCTTATGAAATCATCCGTACTATCGTGCTCACATTTCCAATATGAACCACCATCAGTTACTTTAGTCAGCTTACCACCCGCAGCAGACCGGATTACCATGCCGCCCTGATGAGTTATCTTCTGAACAACCAACTCAAATATGGAAAATATCTTTCGAACTGTAAGATTATCAATTTCCATATTCCAGTCACCTGTGACCGCTTTGTATATCTTCATTCCTTCGCCGCCCAAACCACTGACAAAAGACTCGGAAGAGATATAGTCCTTTACTATTGTACCCATTAAAGTTGCAACATGAGATACGCTTAAATCGTGTATCTCTGCAACCTTCTGAACGAGCAAATTTAGTGTTGTCATTTTCTTCGATACAGTCACATCGTCTGAAAAAGCCGCCGACTTTGCAATCAGTTTATCAAAAACGTTTAGTATTTGCGTCGCTGTTGTCGTTGCGGTCAACGTATCCGTAGAAATACCCTTCGTTACGTCTAGCCCGTTATCAACGGTTAAACCGCCTAGCAACTTGATAAGAAATTGTGTTTCGTCTGGCGCTGTTTTGGATAGATACAAGTCTTTTAAAGATTCGATAGCCTCCTTAACCTTTTCTTTGATTGTATCAAGTTCTGTGCTTACTCGGAGTGACGATAAAACATTACTATCTGTTAGCTTCGTTTCGGTATCATCTTTCGTTACAATTATAGATAATATCTCCGCGAGCGTGCGAAGAGATGAGAAAACATTTAAATCTGTCGCCGATCTCAAATCGTCTTTTCCTAGAATAGTGACGTTTGATCCGCCACCGTTGGAAGTCACTCCACTACCTCCGCCAGGCGACACACTAACAATCGCCCCAGTCGGATAATTTTTTGACCGGGGTGATGATGGAATAGCTTTATTTTTTATTTGAATCGTCATTATGCTTCTATCATCTTACAGGTAAATTGTTCATTGGCGAAATCTATTTCTCCGCCTGCAATCATGAAATGTTTCCCTTTCATGTAGTTATCCGAAAGAACAGATATAGGAGTTATAGAGTCACTATTTAATAATACCTGTGTTAGTTTTATTTTGGTAGCTCCGTATTGATTAATAATTCTTCTTATTAAAAGCTCTTCCGGGCGAATCAAAGTCTTTTCAATAGATGAATAAAGGTTATCTTTCAGATATTCATCCAATAACAAGACCTTACTATAACACGCTCCATCGTTGTTATAACTCGAAATCTTAAACTCTATTTCGTCTAATTCATTAATAAAGTTTTCATTAACAACATTCTCGTAAATCCGGTCGGAGTCTTTATCGTCATCCATATCTAACGAATGGCAATATCTTAGTTTTAAATCTTTTATTAAATATCCGTACGGAACTTGCCCCTCTCTTTCCGTCAATGTAGGAGCATATATAGACATTTCAAGCGTGCCAAATAAATTAGTCGGAATATCTATTACAACCCCGTCTACATCAGAATATTTGCCGAGTACTCCATACGTTTTATACAATGGAACAAAACCTGTTCCCATTTTACCATCTGCATTTTCGACTCTAGATTGATCCAGATTTATAGACATAGTAGATGGGGCATCACTCCACGTAAACCGCCCATAATTATCTTTAGAAACATATTTATCGCCGATTCTTATTCTCACCTTAATTATATCTTTTGAATATGTAATACCATCCTCGGAAGGAACCAAACCGCCACCAAAAGGAGAATCATATTTATCCTTTTGCAAAACCTTAATACTCATATTGAGAGAAAGAGCACCCCCCTTCCCTAAAAATAAAGCGTCTTTCTTTGCACCGATAACTACAATTGAATCATTAAATACCGAATTGGGAGTTACGTCGTTAATAGGATCGTATTTTGTTCCACAACGTTGCCGGACTTGTATTGCACACTCATAGTTGTATGATTGCGTAGTTGGTGTCTTTAGCCCAGACTCATAAGAGGCATATCTTAATGGGATCGCCCCTAGTAATTCGTTGGCATTACTCTTGTTTTTATAAATAGACAAGTCTGTAACAGGAGACAAAACACCATTTTTATAGGTAAATTGGTGCATCGTTAAAATATTAGGATATAAAACCTCCCTCTGTGTATGTCTTGTATTACCGTTATCCAAATTAGTAGATACTTCTCCGATATTTGATAATAATTTCAGCTTATCAAAATCTTCGGTTATCTTGATTTCCTCAATAGGATAATTACTACATTTTACAGTTACTTTATTATATCCCGGTAAAATATCTAAAAAGTGTTCCGATCCCGCAAAACCAATATCAGAAACATTCAATGCAATAGGTGTAGTTTTAGAATATGTATTCAGATTGCAATCATATTTATAATAAACACTTTTATGATCTATGTCAATGAAATACAGTTCACCTCTCCAATCGACGCAAGTCCAATTTAGGAACTTACAAACTTCTTCTAATATTTCTTTTAGAGTCATAGCCTTGTTATCCTCGTCGAAGAAGTTTTGTTCACTTATCGTCATTTCTTCAAATACGTTTAGATCGTTATTATAATCATGTTCGTTTTTAGCATACACATGAGGAATAAATATAGACGAATAATACCCGCGAGACTGCTCAATGAACATTCTAAACAGTTCCCAAAAACTAATAAAAGTTCGTTGTTCAGCGTTCTTTTGTTTGTAGTTAACATATTCGAGAGTGCTCATAGCGGAGCTACATTCTATTTCAAGCTCGAATTTTGTAGATGTGTAATCCTGCGTGTATAACTCTGGATTTATAAAGCCCGTCCAAATAACATCGTTACCTCGCTTACATAATACTTTGTATTGTTGATATCCAGTCGAATACAAATTTTGCAAATAGTCACCTCCAACAATACGGATTGAAGCAGAAGAAAAGCGAGTTGGCGTATATAAAAAATCCTCATCCTCGATTGTCACGGAAAAAGGAGAATTACCACTGCCAACCAATTCAGTACTTTTTCCTTCATAATTCTCTTTTTGTATCTCAATCAAATAAGATACTTCCTTTCTGGATTTGAAAGGAAGCGTATAGATAGTTCCGTAATTTACCATAGTTTTTTACGTGGTTGTGTAATGCTAAAAATATGCGATCCCCTCTTATTTCGACATCACTGTACAAGCGAACGCCTTGATTTTCTATTGATGGTGCGATCTTTTGTGATAAGGAACCGTATAAACCGCTATTAAGCATTTGAAATAAATTACTTTGTTGTGATCCGTTTAGAACCATCTCACCCGAATTGAGTAAAGCCGGAACTTTATCACCCGTAAACGATGTGCCCGGAACGATACCACCCGTTGCAAATTTGGGAAGGTTGGCGAAGATACCCGTAACTGTTCCTACAACTGTGGCTATTGCGGCAAGATTGGCGGGGAAAGGTAACGACATGGCACTAGCCACGCCGTTAGCGGTTGCAAGCCCTTGCAGTTGCACAATCATTTGAGCGATAGAACCGATAGAATTTAAAGCAAATGCCATACCGTCGTTATTAAACTGTGCAGCCATTTGTCCCATAGTACCAAAGGCATTTCCGATATATCCTAATGACTCTGCATATTGCTCGTTTAGTTTTACATCTTTTTTCTTAATGGGAGACTCGAATTTAGGTAACTTAAAGTTTTTTTCTCCCTTCCCATGTGTCGGAACCTTATCGTAAATCGGTGCAATAGGTACGGATAAAGCATCGTCTTTCATCTCGCCGTGAGCGATTTTAAACGTTTCTTGCTCTACAACAAACTTTAAATTTATCCTCTTTGATTCGAGCTCATTTATTGTTGCTTGAATGGCAGAACGTGCATGCATGTCGGTTTCAGCAATAAGTTTTTTATTTTGCTCTGCGATTTGCGTGTCATACCAAGCGATAGAGCCCTCTTTCGATTCTTCCTTTGGCGTTTTCCCGCCTATTCCTGACTGTGAAGCACGGTTCGCCGCTTTCGTCATACTAGATAAATTCCGTCCCGCCGCCTCTGCCGCCGTTGCAACGTTTATTAAATTCTGCAACCATTCATCACTCTTCTTTACTAAAATTGCGTTATATTGTATTGCATCCTGATACTTCGCTAACATCGGGCTTATTGCCTTACTCAATGCATTTGTATCTGTTGTTGTAACCGTGTGCACATTCATTCCAGAACCCACCGTTTCGTAAGTTGTAAATTTGGCTTTCAAACGATCGTATTCATCTACGAAGTCTTTATACTGTTTCGCTAATTGTGCCTTTTGTTCATCGCCTACCGAAGATACATCTAATCTCAACACTTTATCTATATCTATTGCCGAAACATCTACGCCATCAAGTCCTATTGCCGCCTTTACCATTGCTTGTAATGCGTTTTGACTTCTTTGTTTATATTGTCTTACGATCTCCTCTTGGTCTTTCAGCGTCTTGTCTAATAGCTCCCTAGCTGCTTTCTTTTGCTCTTCCGTTGAATCCTTATCTTTTAAAATAGTTATTTGTTCTTGTATGGTTGCTTGATTCTTTGCATCAAAATAAGAGAATGACATTTTTGTATTTCCTAATTGATCCATCGCGTTGTATGCTTCGCGTGCTAGACGTATCGTTTCGGTTAACCCGTTCATGAACGGCGTCCAGTCTCCACTACCGATAGAGTAGAAAAATTGGTCTACGCCACCTTTTAAGCCGTCCATAGTACGGGCATATTCATCTCCTAGCGTCTGACTGCTATTCATTACTTTATTGAAACCTTCCGAAGCAGTTACAGCAATACCAAGAACCCCGGCGAACTTCATAACTCCCGATACTGCAACGCCGGACATTTTAGAAATGTCGCTTTGAAACCCGTTTACATTCTTCTTCGACTTATTTAGATTTGCGTCAAAGTCATTCGTTTTAAGCAATAATCTTGTTACTATATCAGACATCTTTATGCGTGTTTAATTGTGATTCTACTTCTTTTGCTTTAGCTCGTAATCGTTGCATCTCTTCGTCCGTTACGCTCGTATCTTTCTTTTCTTCTTCATCCCACGGGAACCGAAGTATATCGGTTTGCTTTAGCGTCTTTGTGCTATTAGATTGCGCTATAATGAAACCTAACAATCTAGTTTGTTCCCACGCTTCCCGATTGCGTCGATTCAATCCGTCTATAAACGATTCAACCTCGATAAAGTCCATTTTATCGAGGAAGTAATCGGGAGCGATCCCGCCCTCACCGACAACGCGCGAATAAAGTTCGCGTATACTTACGGCTTTCGTTTCCGCGTCGTCACCTTCTTTTTTTTTACGTCATTTCCTGCCGATTGCGAACGTAGTTTGATTTCATCCAAAATAAACTCTTTGAATTGTTCGAATAGCGTCAAGTCATTTTCGCATAATTCGATAAATTCCTCAAATTCCATTTTGAACAATTCCTGATTAGAGGCAAGCAGAAACGAATAAAACAAAAGAAACTCGTCTAACATCTTTCCAAACTGGAACGGATAGCCGGATATAGTTTCGAATACAAAGAACGCACGGAGCGTATATTTCAAAGAAAAATCTTTTCCATTAAGTGATATTGTTTTCATTGAATAAGTCGTTTAGAGGGCGGCAAAACACCGCCCGTAAGTTATTTACTAGCTGCTTCCTTTGCAAGCGATCCGGTTCCTTCAAAACTGATTGATAGTGTTGCTTTGTCTCCATCCGGCGCATTTGCTTCTAGCGAAGTGATAACCGCACTACCTGTATATGCACCTTCCGCTAGTGTCCATCCGGCGACGGGCATTTCGTTTACGCCAGGATTGCCAACAACGCCAAATTTCAGAACAACAGGTTTATGCGCCAAGAACAAAGCGAATAGTTTATCGTAGCTATTCGCATCTGCATCCGCGCTAAATACGTTTTCACTGGAAGCGTTCCAAGAAAGTTTTTTAATGTCCTTTTCCGTCCAGATACCCGAATCTTTACTTTGTGTGTCGATTGTTTCAGCCGAAAGCCCCAATTTGCAAGATGTGGCAAGTGCGATGGCTTTACCATCGATGAATAACATTAGGTCTTTTCCTAACACTGATTTTGCTTTACTCATAATTTTATCGTGTTTTAGTTATTATTCTGTTTTAAATGAGAATACGAGGCTTTGAATAAAAGTATCTTCTATAAAATCCTCATTCGCACTAATTAGTTTAGCGTCTATTACATTGAAGTTGTCATATTGCCCGCGCTTGTTTTCGAGCGCCTTACGCACTTCTTCGGCAATAGTGACAGAATTCAAGTAGTTATCACTAGCTACGGCAACCTCAACCGAAACGGTATCGCCCGTACCGTATCTATCTTTTGTATATTCAGGAACCAAAGAATTACGCCTGTAAATTACGAACGGAAAAGATATTTCCGTTTTGGTTGAGATAGCATATATCTTATCAGAAATCAACTTCGCCAACTCCGTAGAGTCGCTTAACTTCTTATATACGTGTGCGCCTATTGATAAACTCATTTCTTTTTATTCGCTATTTTCGTTATTGAATCAATAATATTTTTCTCTAGTGAGTTTTCCGCTTCTTTCTGCTTCGATTTGACCGCATTAGAAAAGAAGCGAGAAGCCTTTATACTACCTCTGTTTGCAGGTTTATGGGTAGCGCTTTTTTCGTATGCTGTTCGTTCTATTGTTCCAGATTCAAAAAAAGGAAGCATAAAAGCGCGTGATCCCTTTTTGCGTTTATCAATCAGGCTAACCCGTGCACCGGAAGCATTACGATAGACCGCTATTTTTATTTCATTCTTTAGCGGTTTGAAAGACACGCCATTCTTAGTACTCCCAAATTCAGCGCCATTAACAGCATAGACTAAATTTTCCTGCGCCTGTTTACGAATGATAAGAATCGACTTTCTAAGAGCGGAGGAAATTGCCTTCTTTGCTTCTTTATCGTTCAACCGTTTAAGTAGTTCGTTTACTCGCGTTGCATCCACTTCGACGCGATACAAGTTGCGCCCGGTGTAATTGTCGTTACTCATTGATTACCTCCGCTTCTATAACCGTTGCTTGTTGCTTCCGGTCGTGGTTAATAGATAGAATCTTGTATTTCTGCCCGTCGTACTCGATTCGCATTTTAGCGTTAATCTCTTTGCAGATGCGAATCATTATTGTATTAACGGTCGTATTGTATATCTCGCCGTTCGCTTCTTTGCGTGCGCCAGACTTAAAGCGAATGTATGCGCGTTTATCGAATACTTTCACCCAACTTTCAGACGTGCCGCCCAGACTATCGCGCTTTGACTCGCTACGGTAAAAAGCGATCATTTCGTTTAATAATCCTGCTTGCATTACGTATATCGTTTTAAAGGTTGCAGTAATAGTTCTATGTGCCCCGGAATAACTTGCGGAGTGGCAAATGTTACCGATTCACGGTTTGCGTAGTAATTCGCTATAAGGATGCGGATCGCGTGCCAGATACGCCGATCTATTTTTGCGTCCTTAACGTAGGTATCTAGCGGATTATTTAGATACGATTCGATAAGAAGTTGAACGGGTTCGATAAGCCCAGTTATATACGCGTCGTCCGTGTCGAAGTCAACGTTTAAATGCTGTTTGAGTTCTTCGAGTGTTACGTATTGTGCCATATTGTATAAATTAGAAAGGGCTAGAGCCGAAGCCCCAGCCCTTTAGTGAATGATAGGTTATAGGATTAAGCAGAAGCCTTCTTCTTTGCGATGGCAAAGGCTTCCGGGCGAGCTACAACAATATCATAATCAGTATTCAATACAAAGTTTACGACATTACTTTTCGCTCCGGTGTACGGGTCTATAACTAAATCCATATCGCCGAACTGACCGATAGCAGCGTTGGAGAATACACCGAATCCGATAGAATCGGCGTCCATGTAGTTAGTAACAAGAACCGGATAACCGTTCACCATACCATTTTGGCAGATCATTTCAGCAGCTCCCGCCGCTTTGGGAGTGGATTTCAAAGCACCATACACCTTTGGAGTGCAAACATAGGCAGCTGTACCGTCGGTTACATCTACGCCCGCATCCATTACGGTAGATTCAAGCGAAACAATATCCGCAAATGTCAACGCGTTTGTATATTCAACATCTGGTTTTGTCTTTACAAACACCCCGTTGCTTGCGCCAGACAATGCAGTTCCCGAAAACATCCATTTATTCAAAGTGCGAGCGACACCAAGCGAAATTTGCTTCAAAACAACGTCCTGCAAAGAGTAGTTCGTTTGGTTGATCGCACGCTTAGACACCGGGATAGAAATAGATACACGTTTGGGTGAAGCCTTGATTTTGTCGATATTCAATTCGGTATCGGTAACCGCAACGTTTTCACCCTGAATTGTTGCTTCAACAGCCGCCAATGTTGGGAAAACAAGGTCACCTACAAGCCCGCTTTGCATCTTGATACCTAGTTTATCAATAATCAAGCCTTTCTCTAACGGTTCAATGATTTCACCGATTGTAACAGGAACCATGCTAGCCGCATCGGTTGTATCTGTAACAGTCACCGCACGTTCTACAACTTTAATACCGCCTTCCGATACTACTCCGTTGTATTCTTCCAAAGAACGATGATTAACGACGTCAAAAACAGCCTGTGAAAACAACACGCGACGGTCTGACACCAGTCCCGCGTTAATATCTTCAA